TCTAAACGAATTACTATTGTCAGATGGGATCGTATCCACAGTAGGTTGTTGTATCCAGTGTTTATCGTAAATATTTTCGTCTGTGGTCGCTGTGCGATAATACATCACAACATCTGCCCCATCAGGAATATTTACCAGTGCTTTCGTTTCAATACCTACCGCATCTAATTCTAAGATCACTGGAGAAGTGATGTGCTTAGATCCAGTTGTGCCGCCTGTAGGTTGTGTTTCGTCAACCGCGTTAATGTGAGGTGTCACATCTGGGTTGTCTTGACAGTATCCTACAAGAACAAGCGACGATCTCTGAAGATCAATGACTGGTGATACATAGTCGTTTGCTGTCTTCATATCTACTTTGACATATGTCGAAGCAACCCCAGCACCAAGATTTGTTTCTTGAGCAGAGTAATTGTAGATCCCCTTCGGAGTCTGAAAATCGACATTCTGTTTAAGTGTGATGCGCGAGTACTCATCGTCTTGAGACCACCGCCCAGCAGCATTGATCCTTGTGCTAGAAATATTCTTGCCTTCAGTAAACTTGGCAGAAACATCTAACGAGGTGTTGTTGGGAATGATTGACTCAACATATGGATTTAAAACATTAAACACAACATTTCGACGAGAGAGAACTCTATCTCCACCACCGATCGATGATGATGTAGCAACGGCTTGTGAACCATCGTAAGTGAAGGTATATCCGCCAACATCAACAGAATCAACTGTGTGTGCCGCATTGAGCCAAGAGTTCGCATCGATTCCCGCAATATCTTCTGCGCTATCAATGAATGCGGTATCACCAGGTTCCAACCCATGACACTTGTGATTCACATAGATCTTTCTTGTGCCACTGTATGTCTGAATAGGATTAGAACTGAGTAACTTGTCAGGTAATCTTGCGTTCTTCAGAATTAAACTGCCGCCTCCAAGGTCGAACTTCGCCCGATTGATTTTATACATCAGGTCTTGATCTTTGGTTTCGATCCAGAACATACCATTCTGAGGCAAGAACAAAGAACCAGGAGCGGGTTGAGTTGTCACAATCTTCGTAGTAGAACCAAACACAGGTTCTTGAGTCTTCGCACTAAACACTTCATATTCAGTAGACTGTGAAGTCACGACTACCGCATAGTGTGTCCATGGTTTAAGATAGATCGGTTCATCAAACGAGAAAACTGTTGGCGCTTGTTGAATGACTGTTAAAGTTGGATCCGTCCCTACAGCAGTCACCTCGCTTGGGTTTAAGAACACATGCGAGTCAGGAACAATCTCGTTACTCGAAGGTCGCCCGTTAACCATAGGTCTCAAGTGAATAGAGACAGGAAGATTACCAGTATCTTTCGTTCTGAAATATAAGTTAATGTTTGTCAGAACAACCCCAAACTGATTGTCGACATAGAATGTCTGAGCAAGAGGGTTCAGAGGAGCAGTCATCGTTGAAACAATGTTCGACCCAAACTGGTTCTGATCAACATCAACATAATCAGAAAGAACCTGAGACATCTGACCCGTAGTATCGAGACCGTTCAGGGCCGCAACAGAGAGTGCCGCAGATCCAGTACCATATTTACCTGCTAACTTAGGATCAACCAAGTTGACATCAGCAGATCGAATCTGGTTGAGGGCGTTCTGTAGTTCTTTTGAACTAAATGCCTGAGGTTTGTTATTTAAGTGCGCGTGAGGAGACCAATACTGTGAAGGTCTTGTCGTGATTATATTACCCCAATGATTCCACAAAGCACCTCGTGCGACATAGTGAGCAAACGCTTTGCTTCCTGCCGCAGCCCAATCATTCGTGTCAATATCAAGAAGTTTAAACTCTCGAATACCAGATCTAAATCTTTGACCCGCCAATTTCATTTTTCTGGGAGCATTGACACGATTCACATTGTATGAAGGTCGGATGTTGGGAATAAAGAACGATCCAATTATCTCACCATTCTCGTCTGATATGAGATCAGAAGAACCACTAGGGTGAGCGGTAATCGCTTGGTGTGTATCCTGGTTACCGTTATCGTCAGTACGATCAGAGTATTGTAAGAAAGCCGCCTCTTCACGACACCACTCAGTCACTTTATCACCATCAAAGAAAGGTGTGAACTTGGTGTTAGGTCTCAACCCTTTTGCATGGAAATAGATCTTTCGTGAACGAATCCATGGGATCAAGGCAAGATCGATAATTCGCTTACCTACTACTTCACGCAGAGTGTCAGATGGAACAACCCGAGAAACGAATCGACCACCACTACCGTATCTGGGTAGAGACGTGTAAGTTGATGCATATTGCTCTCGTAACTCGTATGCTACTCTACCTCGAACATTTCTTGAGTTAAATTGATTCGCTTTGCTCAGATCAACATCTTCGGGGCTTCGACCGAACCAGTTCCACATCCAGTTGTTCCAGAGAAACGCTTGTTTCTTATCTAAACGATTAGATCCAGCGATTGCTTTTTCGGCTTCTTCTTTAGAATCTTTCCACTCGTCTGATGTTGGAGATAATTTGATAACACCGACATTATCGACAAGACCAAAAGGATTGACCTTGAGAGATCTAGAAGCAAGAGACTGGTATGCCCATTGTTCAGAATCATACGCGACATATACATTGTCACCTTTCTTAACAATGTTAGAAGAAAGTGTAGCATCGACTACAAGACGAATATTATCTTCGTCGGTCATAGGTCGAATCAACTTGCTTTCTGGATCCATCGAAGCAGAATAGTCGTCGTTGTTTGTATCACCACCTGTCTGATCCCCGAAGTCATCAACCTGTGATCCACTCTCGACGCGTTCGTTACCATCACTGTCGAGTGCTGCGTTAAGTTTCTGTTCAAGTTCAAGTATATTGAGTGTTGTGTACTCTTCAAGATCATCTAACTTTGCTTCAATTTTTGCGATGTCTGACATTGTGTAATGCTTGTGCTCAATAGGAGTTGACTGTAGGTCATTCTCGTCAAGCGTGTTTGCGTTAAGAAGAATCTTATAAAGTTCGAGCGCATTGTCAGGCGTTGCTTTGTACTGTGGGTTTGATGCCTGCTGACCAAGAAGCAACTGAACTTCACCTTCTTGAGTAAGGAGAAGTTTATCTGCTCGTGGTAAGTAATAGTTTATATCAGCAGTTATGTTAGTCCCGTTTCGAGGCAGGTCAAAGATATCGGATGCTGTACCGAATGAAGTCTCGTCTGGTCGAAAGTCAACATAGTTTCGCAGATTGACAAGAGTTCCATCTTTGAGAGTGTGATTCGGGATGTCTCTATATGCGACAGGAACATTACCGTAAGAAGTCGCGTCGTAGAAATCACCACCCGCGCTTCTCGCAAAGTATCGATAGTTAACATACAGATTAGAAGGTGCACTATCTGCGGCATTAATAATCAAACGACCCTTTGCGTAATAGTTATCACGTTGGCCATCGTCAAGTAACAAACGAGGTAACATATTAATACCAGAAGAGGTGCCTGATCTTGCGGAGTCGACTTCATAAATATCTGGTACTGTAAACTCGTAGTAACTCACGCTATTAACGCTATCATATTGCTTCGCAAGTGTGTCGGTGGCAGAAGTAAGCGTCTTTGCTTTGCGAGTCGCAGTCTTCTGTACATACGAAAGAACCTCGTATGTAGCGGCATTTACAAGCCCAGAAATCTGTACGTCGCGACCACTGTTTGTAGGAGTTGCTACTGTGTGAGCAATTGCTGTTTCACTATTAGTTGATACGATCCAAAGAGAGGTATCTGTGTATGCTTGACCTACGGGGAGTGTCGGTAATGTGATTAATCCACCACCTGCCACGAGGTTGTCTTCACGAATCTGCTTCGTGAGCGTAATATCTGAAAACGATTCGGGGCGAGGTCGAGAAGTAGGAAACAGTAGATCGTTATCGATAACGCCATGCAATTTTGCACCGGCTGCTTCTCGCACTAAGTTAAAATGATCTGTAACACCAGTACCAACACTCTTTGCGTCACGCAAACTTTTGTCTGAGTCGACATTAACATCGAACACATAGACACGGTTGTTAACACCGTCTTTTTCTACTGCTCGAATTCGTGCTGTGCCAATCGCTGTTCCTGCTGCTGCAAAATCGTTGTATAAGTTTACTTGTGACGCATCAAGATCTGGTAGACCTCTGTTGCTGTCCGCAATAAAATAGTTACCATAGGTAACAGGAACAACATCGTTTACAACCGTTTCTGTTTGTTGTGGTCTTGGAATCAGAAGTTTTGTTGTAGATGATTTATCAACACGGTATCCATTAATGTATGCTAAACCAGGTGACACGATAAGTTCGAGGCTCGAATCGCCGGCTACCGCGTCTTGTACATTGACAACGAATGGGTTTACAATGTAGTTCCCAGACTCTTCGTGAGTCCTCATCGCAATCATTTCTTCGATTTTATTGTAAGCGTCTGATTCTTCTATTTGTTCTACGATAGTAGAGTTCTCGACCGTAGCAAGAAACACAAAAGTGTCTGCGTCAGTGAGTTTATCTTGGGTTGTCAATTGAAGACTTATACGATATCGATCAGCGCCTGGAGAAGCATTGTTGACAATACCATTAGCATTATCGTATAATGATGTTGTATCATTTACTGTAACAACATCTTGGACAACTTTAAAACCAACTGTAGCATTAGCAATCGAAGAGTATGGCGACAATATGATCGATTGTTCTACCGTATGTACAAAATGACCTAAGACAAAAAAATCACCTTCACCAACAGTGAACTTAACACCTTGCCCTGTTGCGGAAGGCGTTTCAGTAACTAATTGATACCCGCCGCCAGACTGGTCATAGAGAGTTTCTCCATCACCAAATCGCGTGGTTGTAGCACCAATCGTAGCAGAACCACTGCTTATGTATTGTACATATAAAGTATTGAGTATAAAATCACTTCCGTCTCGCGCTTTAACTTCGAGCACTCGTGCTTCAACATTGGTAAGAGGATTTTTAAATACCGTACCCACTGGGATATCAGCAAACGCGCCACCTGCATTCGTAGCAGAGATTTTAATCCACTCATAATCAGCATTGACAGCATTTCCGCCAGAAGATACTATTGCACCTTCTTTGAAAACATTCTTCCCAAGTCGTGCTAATTCATTGTGCAATATTGTCTGGAGTTGTGTCAACTCGCGAGCTTGCAACGCTCTCCCGCTATTGAACAGTATTTGATGATAGTTATCAGCCTCATTATAATCGTCGTTATAATTGCCTGATAATGTACTGGAAGTAAATTGGTTCGCCATTTTTTATCCTAACTGAATAACTATTCGAATGTCTTCGGTTTGTTCCGCGCTGCGTTCGACTGCACTAGCGAGTGTATTTATGTATAAAATATCACCTGAATAGGCATCAACATCTGGATTTACTATATTAACTATACTAGCGGTGCCACCTGTTGTATTAATAATGTTTTCATTAAGTGAAAAATTTTCAAATCCAGTCTCTTCATCTTGATAATAGTAAAGCGTCGTGCCATCAAGGTCGAAAACTTTTGCTGTTACTGTCTGTAAAGCATTGCTGAATGTATCGTTGTCGATCCAAGACTCTGGCGCCTGAATTGACCCTAAAGTGAGAATCTTTGTGACTTTGCCAGTATTGCCTGTAAAGTCAGAATCATTAGTGTATTTTTCTAACCCTTTGAGTACACCGACTTGACGAAAGTCTGTTCCGTTCGCAACAATAGTGTTTTCTTCTGTACCAATAAAGTCTGTCTGTAACATTATCTCTCGACATTTTAAAGTAGAAACAGGGTCTTTGTTCACACCATCTCGTGTAGAGATGACTGCTCTTAACTTAGCGCCTGACCCACCACCTGGATCCGTTACAACAACTTGTGCATAGTCATAATTTGTGCCGTGTAAGAAATCACCAAGACCGTTTGAATCACATCGAACATTTACAATCTTGTTATCGAATACCTCAGCAAAGAACTGGGCACCCGAACCATTGCCACTTATTGTAATAGTAGGGTTGGTATAATTTACACCCCCGTTATCAACTGCAATGTTGAGAATCTGCCCAGGCGTTGAACTATCTTGGAGCCCAATCTGTGAAATCTCTTCGGGTATCGTTGTTGCTCGATTGGTGACTTGTTTTACTGGTGTATAAGTTTTTGTTCTGAATGTACCATAAGCAAGGTTACTCATCTTGTACATATATCTCCAAAGATATCCGTCACCGGTTTGGAAGGTCTTTGGTTGTTGATTTGCTCGTGTTGATGTGGGTTCAATAAAAGAATTTCCGGCTGACCCGTCGGCATTTTTTCCCTGCTCAATACACAAGAAGACTTCCCGAGCAGAGTTAATCACATAGAAGTTCGTCTGAATAGGGTTGTTATTATCATATGCTTCATATTGAACTTCACTCTGCCATGTAACTGTGGGGACAACATACGACACATTGCTTAACACTTTTACTGACTGAAGCGTGTGCCTAAACTTACTTTGATCGTATATTGAACTTGAGTTAAGGGGAGTAGAAGCATCAGAATCAGGTTGAGCAATACCGATATGATAAGGAACACCATCACTATCAATGTCAGACTTGAGTAGTGTAAGGAGATGTTCCCTAAAACTGTTAGTAACCGATGCTGTCATGGTTTAATTCTCTTTATTCGATTCTGTTATTTAGTTATTTATAACGTATCTGTGAGTACTGCTCGCGCTCGTGATGCCTGCGCGTCATATCTTATGATACTACTTCTGAGAGGATTGATAACTGATGGATTAGCAGGTAACGCAGTGATTCGTATGTAACTACCTGTAATCAGTGTACCTGTGAAGTTAACCAAACTAACAGTGCCATCTGTTGCTGAGTATGATCCTATATTATCGACGAGAGGTAATCCTGTCGAGACCTCAATCACTTGAATAATACTAGACTCAAGTAAATTTCTTAAAACACACACCTTGCCATTGTAGTAAAAGGTATCAGATTGAATAACATAACCGTCGTCTAATGGGGCGGATATCGCCGCTGAGTAAACGACTGTCTGCAATGGTGTTGTAGGGCTAGGCACAAAACGATTTTGCATTTTGATGTCGGCTCTACTCGAAAGAATCGAATTATCTTTACTATCAATGTCTGTTAACATGTTTGATCGACGGAACGATTGACTGAATCCACCAAGATTCGTGTCAAAGTAAGTTTGCATCGCTTCTTTGACATCACTCTCGATCGATGTTTGTGATGCTGATGTCAGTGTAGGATTAAACTGGATAACAGTTGCCACTTCAAGATATGTCTCAACAGGATCTACAAACTCAACATTAAACGAAGCAACGGACAAATCTTTTGCTAGAGTTAAGATGTCCGCCTTGGTGTTTGCGATAACAACAGGATCGTCAGTACCAAAAACCATCGAGACAAATATTGACCCATACTTGGTCGGGACGTTGTCTTCTCCGCCCCATGACTTGATATCCGTGATGACATTCGAAAAGTTTCGTAAAATTAAAGCGGCATAATCTTGTGCAGTGACCATACGATTCTGCGCAGACCATTGAAAAGGTGCGTTCTTACGAACCGATTCAAGTTCTTCTTTGTATGATCCGCTTGAGGAACCAGAAACAGTAGTGACATTAATTGTTTTACCGTCTAAAGTTGCTTCGGGGACAAATGATTTACTGCCATTTGCTTCTGGACCAGAAACCGTTGTGTAGTCGACTTCAATTTTATCACCGGGTTGCGGCGTTTTACCTAAACGAACACCATTACCAAAAGTCAATTCGTAGTATCCGTTAGGAGATTCTTTGACAACATATATTACAGAATTGGAATTAATAGTTGTGCTGTTGATAATGTTCGTGTATAATGTGAAATCATTAGACGATACACTGTTATAGACCTTTACAGTAACGGTGTCGAGATCCAAGTTGTTGACAGGTATCACATAAGTGTCGTTCTCTGAGGCAGGGCCCGCAATGAAAGTCTTTCGTCGAGTCACGCCTTCATAAATCGGAATATTTCTGTTTCCGTCTAGAGTAAACTTATAAAGACCTGTGCCATCAGAAAAAGCGGTCACAGTATCCCGAGTCTGGAATGTATAACTCTTACTATTAACTATCGTTGAGAATCTAGTTCCAGCAGGCATAGTAATACTTGAAGGGTTGTCGTTGTTTGTCACGCTTAGATTTACAACAGAGAACGATGCTTTCCTAGAACCAACAGTATAACCTAAACCTCCCGCAAGACCTACGATAGAGGATCTTAACTGAGCAGTACTCAGAAAAGATTCGTTCAAAGCGAAGTTTGCTAACAACCCATTGTAGTGTGTGTTATACGCTAAGACATCTAACAGATTAGAAAGCCCAGATGCCTCAAAGTTGTAGTCAGCAAATTCTGGTTTTTGTGCCAAGAACACTTTGAGATTGTTCTTGATCGTATCAAAATCTAAGTCTGTTGATTTAATGGTGGTTGCCATTTCGGTCTCCGATTACGCAATTTCTTGTTGTGGTATGATGAAGTCTCCACCAAACTGGGTGTATATTTGATCCTCATCTGGAGTAGTAAGTATACCGTTCAATTCTTCTGAATCGACAAGAAGAACACCCTCAACGAATCCGTTGTAAAGCGCAAAGATCATATCTGAATCAGGATCTGTTAGTAGGGCATTTGGTGGGGGTGTGACCAAATCTTTCTTAATCAAATCCCCGTTGTATGTAACGAGTCTATTTAGATTTTCTGCCTTAATAATATCATTGTATAAAATAAATGGTGATATCTCAAAAGGTAGAAGAGGAATCTCTGTAATCGAAGTGGGATTCATTGACACTCTTAAAGTGTCTACAAGCCCTGTACTGATTATTCGAAACTCAATTGTTGCTGATACACTATTATAATCGGGTGTCGCTGTTACCTTGACTCCCAACACCTTTGCTCTTGGTTCGTATCTTTGTATTGTTTTCTTGATATTGTCAATCATCTCTTCGCCGACATCATCAGACATCAATTCGAAAAGAAGACCAGAAAGGTTCGCACCAAAGTTTGGTCGATAAGGTTTTTCAAACTTATTTGTTAACAACAAGTTTTTAATGGCTTGCTTTACAGAAGCCGCATCAGTCTTTTTAAAAACATCACCGTCAGTAGATGTTCTAGAAGACAATGACAGATCAACATCCGAGTATGTTCGTTCTTTTACAATACGAATACTCGTGTCTAAATTACCATCTTCTGTAGAGAAAATCTTTGTCATATGGTTGTGAAAACCTTTTCTTTTTATTTATACCATTAATCAGCGAGAATTTCTAGCAGTTCGTTTTTTGCTTGAAGTTCGCCGTTAAAGGTTGTCTCAAGATTGTGTGAGAACGAGACATCAAAGCTTGCAGGCACCTTTGGCATTTCTAATACAATCTGTGAAGTAAGGATGCCAGTTGGATCAAAGGTATCATAGTCTAATGACAGTTTATCATAGTCAATGTAATCTTTCCAAAAAACAGCCAGATCAAATGTTTTCTGAGGATCTGTCTGCCCGTTTTTATTTATGAGTTGATATACGATAGCGCGCCCAGTTCTTCTCAAATCATTTACACTATTAGAAGAAGGGCGTTCACCAACATACAAAGGTATTCTCGCAACCCAGCCATCAGGACCTTTACCATAGGACCCACCAGAATTTTCTCGGGCGAGTTTCTTTGCCTTCGCTTCGCTTCCCGATGGTATTTCTTGGGTTTCAAACTTTGGATTAGGTTCGTATATTCCCTCTGACACAATCAAACGATGTTGTGAAAACGTTGTATTACCTATGACAGTTTTCATTGCGTTTGTGTGGAGCACAAGGTTGCGAGCGATCTGTTTCAGATCAGGGGCGCCAAAGAATCCATCCGCGTATAATTTTTGAAACTGTGTACGTGAACCTCGTGCTCCTAAAAACTTGGCACAAGTAATGCCTGGCCCTAATTTAGTAGCAGAGGTGATCGACGATTCGAACTCTGGATTATATTGAGGGTCAACTAATATCTTCATTTTTTATTCACCTTGAATCGTTTACTGCGATTGTCTGATGGATTGTTACCTAACAGATTGACACCCAATCGAATAGTTCCAGTCTTGGATGCTGATCGGCCGATATTCTTCGGCATATTCTTTTTGAAATCCCCATTGAGTTTGCCCTGAGATACCAAATAACTTGTAAAACTTCCGTTACCAAAGTGTTGAGGGTCGCGGAGTTTAGAACGGATCTCATGAATCGACGGATCATGATTGAACAATTCTTTATAATCATCAGATTTGGTGATCTTACTCTTTAATTTAGGATCAACTGCCACGTTTCGAATTCCGTAGTTGCTTGATGATAACTGAAGTTCCACAATAGCAGGATTAGGAATCGGTGCTGTAGGTGGAATAGGAATGAACGGCATGATTCCGGGAACAGGAACCTCTGGAACTGGAAGTGTACTTGGTCCACCTACAGCAGCAGCCTTCACCGCCTGCACCGCCGTTGCAGCACCTCTCGCAAAACCCGCACTGGCAGCATGAATAGAATAGTCAGCATGTATTGCTTCTGCGGCTTTACCCACAAGAGACCCGTAAAAACACGCAAGATTCGTAACTTTCGCAGGAAATCCACCGTATGACTTCCCGTAGTAGTCCATGAGAGGACCGCCAATGGTTCCTTTGTGCCCGATCATACTAATGTGTCGTGCTGTGATGTTTGCGATCGAAGATGCCGCTACCCATTCCCCAACAGCAGTTTGAATGAAATCACCACCCGAAAGAATCTCTGTGTTACCCTGAACAAAGTTGTTCATATTTCCTGCGACAACAACATTGTGATCGTCAAGTAATGTCTCAGTATTCATTCCGATGACTTGAGCGCCACGAGAACCTCGAATGGTATAGTTCTGGTCACGGTTTACTGTTTTGGTATGTCGCCCTTTAATTTCTTCGATCTTATCACCGGCGACGTTGAGGTTATAATTGCCACCGACATCAACATTAAAATCACCCGTGACAGAAAGAGTAAGATTACCTTTGTAAACAAGATTACCTTCCCCTTCAACGATCGTTGTTTGATCACCACCTGTAACTTCTACTCTCTGATTTTTTGAAGAAATGATAACAGTACCATCGGCGCGCATTTCAACACCCGCACCTGTGCGATGCTTGATCAAAACTCTCTCACCGCCGGGCGTATCATCGATCTCGATAACATGACCCGATGGAGATTCAGAGACTTGATTGTAGGGATACTGAGAAGGTTTTTGATCTGATACGTTTAGAGAAAGATCGTAGTCACCACCCCCAAGATCCAGCGAGTTTACTGTTTCTCCCTTTGAGGCTTTGTTAACACTCGAACCGAAAAAGTAATCACGTTTGGGATATTCACCAGATGCGTCAGAGAACCCCTCTTGCGAGATGCCTACAGTTTCTTCTTGACCTTCGCCAAATTTCTCTGTTCTTTCTTTTAATGAATCAAGTTTATTCGTCATTTTTTAGAATCTCGTCGATCGTTAGTGGCGCTTGTGATAATGTATCTGTAAACTTCGATTGTTTTCTGAAAATATTCTCAACATAATTAATCACCTCAAAGCCTGGGTCTATTTCGTCCTCGTCGATATCATTATGACCAATGATCTGACCACCCGGAAATACCGCATAGAACGATCTACAAAAGTGGTCAAAAGTATTCAACTGGCTTCTCGTCAACGATTGTACTGATAAAAAGTTTTCTGAATTAGGTGTTCCCGAAGGAACATTAATTCCTCCAACAAACACAATTCCGATACTTCTCAGATCATGACTGTTTACAGGAGCGTGTTGCCCTTGTGTGTTAACTGGTCTACCTCTCTGTAGAGAACCATCGCGTCTGATAACATAGTGGTAACCAATCCCATCCAACCCAAGATCTAAATGGTATTTATTGATTTCTTCAGAACCAATATTCTTGTTGGTGTGTGTCTCGCTCCAGTGTGTGACTACTTCAGTCACATCACGATCAACATTTCGCAGTTCAGCCTGTAGTTCTTCAATAGATGACACATAAGGGAAAACGGGTTCGCCTTCACCTTTCTTCCACTCTTTCTCATATGATCCAATAACATATGGTTCAGAAAAGACAGCCTCACTAGGAGTGACACGAGTAGCGTTGTCGATCGTTGTGTCGATACTCTTCACTAACTGTCGTATACTATCGAATGATTTGCCTGTCGCGTCATACAACAGTCTCACCGCTTCTGAGATGTCACCAGCATCGCCCTGAGACAAGTTAACAACCCTGTTGGTTTGTTCGTCTGTAAGTTTGGGTGCAAAGTCACGAACCCGTTTCTTAACATCTGACAGAACCTCTGTACTAATGCCCTGTATGATACCTGTTTGAGATCCCTTTGCGACCTTTGTTTGTATGAGTGATCTGTATTCATCACCCTTTGTTGTGTATGTGTTTCTTGCTTCGGCCGATCCTGTAACAGAGTTGAGGACAGTTTTCGAATCTTTACCACCCGATAAGTTTTCAAGGTCGGAACCTGCTTTCTTTAGATTCTGTTTGATGTTACCCGAATCTTTCACAATATTGGATAAATCTGCTAAAGGGTTTGTTTTATTCTTTAAAATTGCCTCATTAAATTCGGCACTATCAGTTTCTCCTCGACCTATGCGAGAAGAAGTCACTGAAGACCTTGTAATATTACCGTTCGCATCAACAGCAGAAATCGTGCTGATCACAGTGTTGAGATTGCTGTTTGACGCAAGACTGGTTCTGACTACCGATTCGAGTTCGTCTGTTACGCTTGTGATTGCTTTATTTGCAAGAGAATTGATTGCTGAAGCACCATCAAAAGCACCCATCTTACCAGATAGTATATCTTTGCCTGCGTCGAGAATACCTTGAGGGCTGGCTTCGACAAGTGCTTTTTGAAGATTGCCTGGAGTCACTCCAAGACCCGTGATTAACTGAAGCACAGAGGCTACGGTACCGCTAACGCCACCTTCAGCATCAAGTGTTGCTTGGATAGGAAACACGACACCATTCTCATCGGGTTCGCTAAATGTAATTTTGACAGCCGACCCAAACTTAGATGCGAGCCCCGAAGTTAGTTCATCGACAAAGGCGGTCTTCATACCTTCAAGGCTTTGAATACCGTCGTCAATCAACCCTTCGGTAGTCACATTGCTTAACTTATCTTGATACTTGTCGAATTTTTGTGTTAAACTTTTGACGCCACCTTCGACTTGACCGGCGACACTACCCGAAACACTTTCGACCGAATTCTTTAAAGAGTCTTTGGCATTTTTTGCAGATGATTCGAGTTGAGTTGTATCAACAGAAGCCTCTGCATTCTTTACCGATTCCGATAATTTTTGTTTGTCCGACATTATGAAAGCACCTCGTCGTAAGCCCTTTGTGCGAGTATGTCTGTTCGATTTGACCCTTTGATATATTCTTTGTTAATCACTACACTCGCATCTTTAATATTAGATGTCGCAAGAAGTTTTCGATTAGCAAGGCTTAAACGATTTCTTAACTCGAACACCACAAATTGTAACTGAATAGAAAATAATCTCCAATCAGAGTTCGGGGAATATTGTGCGGCAAATCTTAACAGGTCAGAAAATCGACTACCGATTTCTGTTGTGTTTTTCCACTGAACAATACCCACAGTTTCTTCGGTGATGTCATCGTCATATGTTTTAAAACGAGAAACACCTTCGAGCGCCCCTGTTATGGCTGCCGCATGAATTAACTCATAACCATTATCGATAAAGAACTTTACTGATTGCTGTCGTCTGAGACCTACAAGAGCGTAGTTACCGAAACTTGCTTCTGCTACATTGTCGTCCTTCATACGAGTCGAAACAACATTCTGTAGTCTTTCTTGGTCATACTCAAAACTATTATCTGTATTGTTTTGTCGACCACTCTGAACACTCGAAGGAAATTCTGTTCGAGGTAATGACCCTAGAATTAAAGGAATTTGAGATGATACCCCGTCAAGAAAAACACCGAACACAAACGCACCCGAAACAAGTTGAGGTATTTTTCCAATACCAGACGCACCACCTTCTGTGGTAGGAACTAATACTTGTGCCCATGGTAAATCTTTCTCAGGAATGTTTTCTGTACTCTCACTGTGTACGCCATAAATTCTGACTTTAACACGACCTTCAAGGCCTGATGGTGGATGTGAGTTAACAACAGTTCCGAAGAACCATCGATAATCGTCCCCATAAAACTCTTTCTGTATAGGTCTTAGAACAGCCATTAAGTGTTATCCTTTAAATGCTTCATACTCTAAAGTCTTTTGGCAGTTCGCCTAGTTTGGTCAATCTTAAAATCGTAGTGTGTTTCTCGTCAGCGAGTCTATGATTGGTTGCAAGAATTATATAGTCTCCAGATTTTCTTTTGTCGATCTGATCATTGGTGTCTTTTAGATCCCCCTGAACATTTGAGTTTAGAAACAGAAGTCTTAATTTGCGACCTACACTGATCTTACCTTTGAAGAATAACGACCCATTCATTCCGATATCAATGATGTTCTTCTTCAAGAAGGTTCTTATGATTTTATTCTTAGCCTTCAATCGCGACTCGATTAGGCTGTTGTTCTCCCCCAATAATGAAGTCTCGTCGTGATAACTCTTGAATTGGTTATATGTGTTACTTGACACGACTTGATGAATATGTAACGAGTTGTATTCGTCAGATAATTTACCATCGATCTCCAAAGACGGATCGAAAACAGATTGATTTGTATCTGCGGAGATCAATTTGTTCGTGTAGAACTCGTCAAGGATATCTCGAATACTAATGTGATCGCCTGATAGTACTCCTGTCCCAGCATCAATGCTCGCATAAAAAGATCCAATCGCACCATTCTCATACAGTGCCAACGAGTTTTCAGCATCCACCTCTTTGAACGACATGATTTCATAATAAGGTCTAAGTTGATCCTGATCCGCGTCAACACCAGAAATCGCAGAACTATATCTCAGAGGCAGTTTATCATTGATCACATCTTCTCTGAGCAGACCGTCAAGGGATGACATCACGAGACTGTTTGTGTAAAGACTTCCTGACAAAAATATAGGTGAACCTGTTTGAGTTGTTGCGCGGTCTCTTAACCACTGTATCGCTTCAAGGGGGCTTAGATAAGGTACGATTATCTTTCTCGGACCTTGAACAGATGGTTCAAATAAACTTTTGACTACTGTCTTACCCAATTCATTATCTGCTATAGAAGTGATAATGTTTTCGAGTTCGTCTGTATAAGATTTACTAAACTGTTTTATAGCATCAATATATACATGTTCTTCGACCAAACTAATCGAGAGCAATTCTGCTCTCTCATTCATTTTTTGTGTGTCGTTTATCTTCGAGAAAAAGAAATACTTGACGACGACCGGTTCCTCTGGATTTTCAGCGTCACCCAAAACAAGTTTAAGTCTTTCTGTCCCCTGAATATTTAATGATTTTTTAAGACCAAAGTCATCTATGAGAACAATCGTTGAATCTACATAGGGCTTATATAGATTCTCGAATAAGTTTACTTCGACAATATTACCCCGAACATCTACAACCTTATCTTCGTTTTTGACAGAAGATAAAATTATAGACGCTTCGAGTATTCCAAACTGAGATTGGTTTTGAGCCATTAAGTTCTCTTAAGTAGTCGCTTGAAGTCGCCTACAACTTGTTCGATGTATTGTTTTTTAATTACTCGAATCTTCTTGACAGCATCGTTCTGACTAATCAGAAACTCAAGATTAGTAATAGGAATCTTCGAGGGTTCGAATTGGTAAAAGAAGTCAAGGTATGTTCCCGAATCATTCTCGTAGTGATGTGTTCCCTGATATTCATAAACTGTAGCCTGAAGCCCGGCAAGCTCATTAGAACCATCAGCATAAGAGATCTCATCCTTACCTGTAATGTCGCTGTCTGACGAAATGGTAATCTCGCCTACATTAAGATTCTTTCTGACAACAACGCCGTCACTACCCTGAACTAACACTGCTTGCCCAACAGGATATTTGTCAGCAAGATTTCGAATCCCTGCGCTATCCGCTTCTGTCAAATTTAGTTTAACAGTGTAGTTTGGAAACATCGTATTCTGAGCATACGTGTATAATTGTTGAAGCGTCTTCGGCCAACCTTGTTCTCGCAATCTCTCATTCATCAAGAAGAAGGTCCAATCATACTCACTCTTACCATAAAGTCTGTGCGCTAATGTGTCGGGTCTATCCCCATCACGAATCTCATACTCGATGTAAGCACCGGTTGTGTCTCGTAATATATCGATCAGATCAACATATCTTGTTAGTTGTTGAAACAATACGGGAGACTCTTCCTCACCAAAGAGGTAGAAAACCTTGGGAAAATTTTCAAAATACTTTGACATTAGAAACCGCCCCTAATTTTTTCTTTGTCCAGAGTAACAATCTCTTGAAACGCTAACGAGATATCAACTTCAACAAAGTTACCATCCCAATGCATTCCTGTTCCGGTTGAGTTGAAAGATGTCTGTACATCTCTAAGATAACATCTCTGAATTTTAAATGCCGGATTTTCTCCGTAATTATTTTTAATATCTATTTCAAACATGTTGGGAAATTTATACGCAAGGGGTACACCCGAATCACCAAGAGGTATCTTTTCTGGGTAGAGTTCTTGTCTGAAAAATTTTACAATGTTTCGCACTTCTAATGCTTCCTCGTGACTGTTCGCGACCATTTTGAAGGTGAAAGCAAAACTTCTTATTCCCACTTGCTGAAAAAGTGTTCGTTGATTGGGGGCAGATGCGATTCGTGTTGCGCTTCGTACAGCAGGAGAAAGACCTCCCATGGTATCTCCTAGTGCCGAGGCACCCACAACTGCGCCGGCACTGCCGAATGCGCTACCAATCGCTGCACCTAAAACTTCTCCCGCACCTTTAGCGATTGCGGCGGCCGCAAGAGCAGACGCTGTTGATAATAGTTGACCATTAGACGAGGCTCCAGCAAATGGATTTTGTCCTTGCATCGCGCCTTCAAGCGCCCCGCCGACTAGTCCTAAGTTGGCAGTTTCATATTGTGCCAGATCACTGTATCGCAGATCACGTTGAAGAGGCAAGGTGACGCTACCAACGCGTTCACCACCGCCTTTATTCTCATATGTCTGAAAGTAAGACGCTTGTTGTGCTTCACCTTCTTCGGTTTCAAAAAGTATGTCTGTGAGAGACTCGCCGTTCTGAGAGCGAAGGACAGTATTACCGATAGTTCCTCGCTCGGTCATCCCGTCTTCAGCCGTGCCGGCTAGCGACTCCACCGGATTAGATGTCTTTTCGCTTAAGTAATTAAACAACTTCCCTATCTTTTCTGATATATCAACACCTTCAGTTTTGACTGCTGTAAAAATAATACGGGCAGGAAAAGACCTTGATAGTGTGAGGGGATATTTAAAATTCCGAGACTCTTCCTGCGATTCTTCTGAAGGATCTGTGGCTTCTTGATTAACGTCTTGGGTAGATTTTTCTTCGGCGATCACAACTTCTTCGGTTGCCGTGTTCGGTTCTTCGCTCCAGTACTGGCGGCGTTCACTTCGATTTTGTATAGTGTCCATATAAGACCTAATAAATATGTTTATCTTAGTTTATTTATAGAGTTTTTATGACATATAAAGGCAGGTATCGAGTTAAAAATCCCGAGAAGTATAAAGGCGATTATTCAAATGTCGTCTACAGATCTTTATGGGAGAAACATGCGTTCAAATGGTGTGACCAAAACTCAGAAATAAAATATTGGTCAAGCGAAGAAACTGTCATACCATATCTATATGAAGTTGATAGAAAGTACCACAGGTATTTTATGGATTTGAAAATTGTTTACAAGTCAGGAAAAACCGTTCTCATAGAAATAAAGCCTGAAAAAGAACTGTCACCTCCTAAGGGTGATCGTCGCACTAAGCGTTATATCAATGAAGGATTGACGTATATAAAGAATCAAAACAAATGGAAAGCGGCAAGTGAGTATGCGAAAGATCAAGGGTGGGAGTTTCAGATCTGGACAGAAAAACAACTTAACGCAATGGGAATAATGCCCAAGTCTACTAAACCATTAAAACCTTTCACGAGGAAGAAAACGAGTACAAAAAAGACTAAATAGAAAGTATGAAAATGGTGTTAATAAAGTTAGGGTCGTTTCGGGGAAAAGGGACATGAAGGTTGCTATGTGTTTTTCTGGTCTGCCTCGAGGCAATTACAAAGAAAATATAACGAGATTCCGAAGAATTTTTCCTGATTATGATTTCTTTTTTAGTACTTGGCGGGGGTATGAAATAGAAGGCGAAAATTACACGATCTACGAAGAACCAAAATCCGACTATTTAAATGCTCTATGCAACGATAAAAAAATTGGCAAAAAATATAACGCAAAAGTATTAGCCTGGGGATACAAACAAATTATAGGACATTCGTTACAATTGCTTTTTGATGTCCCTAGAGAATATGACATGATAGTTCGGTGTCGATACGATTCGGAACTGAACGAAAAAATAGATTGGGACCATTTTGTAAAAAAATCATACAACAGAAATACCATATTCGGATTTAGTTCGGAGTCAGGTGAAAATTCAAAGGGATTAAAAAGATGGGATTCAATTATAGAAATTACGGGAAAATACCAATACGCCAGATTAAACGACATGTTGATTTTTCATAAAAGAAACGATTTCTCGTCTGAAAGAGTATTTGAACTGTTTCGAAAAGAGATATTACAACCATGTGAACAGGGATGGGTTCAAGCGTTTCCTGATGCTGTTTTCCCGATGAGAAAATATGCGATTAAACTTCCGGTGTTTAGATGTTTTGTTGGCGGGCTTAGTTTAGATAGAAACGAAGAACAAATTTCACTCATGCATGAACCAAGGGTCTTATAGTGTCAAATCTTTTTCAGACAGTAGAGTTAGAAGCGTTTCGAGCGGGTATCACGCCACGCACCAAAGAGTCCCGTGACTGGTTTCGAAAGAAAGTGCAGAACATGCGCAACCTTAATCGTAGAGCGTTGATGAACGAAGATCCTGT